CTAATACTTGCCTTCTATTCTTACCTAAGTTGTAACTTACATGAACCCATGCGTAATTAAACTCATTTATCAACTGATCAAACTCTAGCTCGTTCTTTATATACTCAAAAATCTCTTTGTTGGTTGGTCCACCCATTCCATCCATATCTATATCACAGGCTTTAGCCTCACAATGTTGTGAATTTAAGCTCCCTCCAATGTAATGGTTCAGAGTCTTGGATCTGTATCCAGAAGAAATATTAATAGGACCAAACTTAATTCTAATTGGTTCTAATACTTTCTCACAAAGAACAATAAGGTTCTTTAAATGCTCAGGAGTTGGTTCGTTAGGAACTCCATGTCTTTTTGCTGATTCACTACGAGTAAACTCTGCTAGTGAGAAGTGTGCCGTCAATTTCATCTTAAATCATTTGATTTACAAAATATGCTAATCCTAGCAACCATAAAAGGAAGCCAAGTGTTAAAATTATTTTCTCGGACTTAGGCATCTTTCTTAAATATTTTCTCTATAGATGTTAAACCTAAACAACCGAACGCTAACAAAGCTACTGATTCTACAAGTATCGTACTTGGAGCTATATGCTCTTCACTAAAACTATTGTGATACATAGTAATACATAATGCTAAAACGCATAACAACCCACATAAACGCTTCATACTAAATCTACCATTATCTTCTTGGAAAAACTGTTTCATATTATTATATTTTTATTAATGCTAATGCTACAAACAATAGTAATGTCCATAGTCTATTTAATCCTTGCTCTTGCTCAAAGTTTCTTTTAAACTCAGGATCAATTGTTGAGCTAGATTTAATATTTTGGATATAGTATCTGTAAATGTTGACTGAATCTTCTTTACTGCGTAGTTTACTATTTGTTGTAATATATAAATTGTTTTTAAGTGATAACGAGTCCTTATAAGCGATTATTGTATCATTATAAGACTTGTATAATTTGTTGATGGTATCTGCTTGACCAATGGTCATTATAACAACAGAATCACCCTTAATTCTTTTTGTGATGGGATATTGGGAGTAACTTGAAACTGATAGCAGTATCATTACTAACACTATCCAAAGTCTGCTTAACTTCATTTAGTTCGGTTTTTAGTGTGGTTATTTCTTGCTTAATCTCAGCTAACTTACTAACGGTAGACGTTACTATAGCTTCTTTAGCCTGATCAGCTTTAACTTGAACAGCTTTGTTCTTAGTCATAGTGCTATTAAACTCAGTCATAAATTGCTCAAACTCTTTGTCTTCAGTCACTGCCTTATCTTCTTTTTTAGCTGTAACATTTATAGTAGTTGCTGTAACTGTTAGAAAACCAAATATCAAAAGAATAGATTTCATTGCCTTTTATTTAACTGTTGATTTAATAGCTCCTAAAGCATCTAAGGTTTCAAGCTTAGTTGTAGTAGAACTTAATGCGGTTTTACACTCAATTAAAGCCTGAGTCTTTAGGCTATCCTTAAACTCAAGGTTAGTAATTCTAGCACCTTGAGAGTCTATCTGATTGTTGAAATTGCCTCTAATGTCTACATAAAGGACAGTTATACCGATAATAACTAGAAACATAGTTCCTTTGATTGGGTCTTTACTGAACTGAGAAAAGCTAATCGGTAGAGGATTAGCACTTACATTAACTTCTTTTTTAGCTTCCATTTACTTACTTTTTACCTATTTTAAAATATACACTACCTGAGTAGCCTATATTAAAGTTTTTATTAATATTTACACTAAGCCCTATTAGAGCCTTATTTTTGGCATTAAGCACGATTCCAGGACTTAGTACTTCTAAGCCATTTGAGCCGCTTAAATCGCCTCTAAAGCCCAAATAAAGGGTATTCTTAGCTTTAGCTGCCTTAGTAATGGTGGTAAGTATGGTTTTTTCGGTTATTTTAGCCTCAAATCCCCTTGATTGGATTTTATTTTGGCTTATAGTGTCGTTGATGACAAAGGTATTAGAATCTACGTTAATGGTGTCAGAATAGGCATAAGTACGCATATAATCAGATACTATGCGTATAGTATCATGTACGGTAATCTGTACAGAATCATGTACTGTATCAGTAGCTATAATGACATAAGGTATATCTTCCCCTTGCTTCCATTTTGTGGTTACATTGGTTTGATATACCGTATCAGTCTTTACAGACTCTATAACAGCACTTGAGCTATGGCATGACTCATATAGCCAGACCATAGCAAAGAATGCAAGGATTATGATTAGATAGTCCTTAATGTGTTTCATTATTCAGCAGCTTCTAAAGGTGCTTCAACAACTGGAGGTACATAATCGCCTGTGATTGTTACATCGATTTGTTCTGCCACCCAATTGTAAGCATAATCGTTTGTAGTCCAATCAGCGTAGTCTTGACCTTCCATAGTCAAGTTACCTTGAGATAATTGTGCTTGAGTATCACTTAAAAGTGCATAGTAGAAAGTAGCAGATGTGCTTAAATTGTCATTGATGCAGTATGCGTTAAGTATTACTGCCGTTCCTAAGTTTAGTGGGAATACCACAGGAGAGATTGTTTTCATTTTTATTTTATTTTAAAAGTTAATCCAAATTGTTCCGTTATAATATGACATTTGATTTAATGTCGTGTCGTAAACCATAAGTCCAGCAGCAGGTGTTGCAATAGCCAACTTTTGCGTTGTTGTCATTCTTGGTGGTAAGAAACCTTGAGTAGTTGAATTTACCGCAAGTCTTGCCGTAGGAATGTCTGTATAAGTACCTCCATTTTGTAATGTTAAGTTACCTGTTGTTGCAAAGAATCTACCCATTGTAGATGTGCCTAATAAAAAAGATATTGGTCTTGCAGCATAAGTACCAACATAAGCACCACCTATGGTTGCATCGTAACCAAAAATTGCCCTACCTGCATTAAATTGTAAAGACTCGTTTGTAGTACCTGTTCCATTTGGTGATACTACAATATTAATACTATTAGCATTTAATAAAACATTACCATTAACTCTTAAAGCAGAATATTGCACTCCTGTAAATGCACCTACTGATGGTGTAGAGTTAATATCTAAACCAACTAAAGTATCTCCATTAGCTGATGCTACTAATGTAGTGTTTATCAATCCACCTCTTGCAATAGCACTTGATGCCGTTTCTGTACCACTTACAGTAAGTATTGTTGCAGTAGATGGTGTTGTTGTACCTAAAAGTAAATCACCATAAAGAGCAGTTGTTACAGTTGAACTATTACCTATTATTGTTGTGTTAGTACCTAAGCCTATTGTTCCTGAACCTATTACTATTTGGTTAGATTGACTATCTGCTAAAGGATATGCTTGAGAACCGATAAATATACTATTGCTTATAATAGTTGCATCAGTACTTCCGTTAGCTATATATCTACCTGCATTTGTACCAATTGCAACATTACTTGAACCTGTTGTGTTGTTTTGCATTGTAGCATATCCAAACGCAGTATTATTAGAACCTGTTGTATTTTGTCTTAATGCAGCAAATCCAACTGCTGAATTTAAACTTCCTGTTGAATTAGTTTGTAAAGCTGAAGCACCTATTGCAGTAAGACCACTTTGTGTTGTATTAGCTAATAATGTAGATTGACCAATTGCAGTATTATTAGCAGCTGTTGTACTACCAAGTCCTGCTTGTCGCCCTACAAATGTATTAAGAGTGCCTGTTGTATTGTTTTGTCCTGCTGACCTGCCTAAAAATGTATTTTCACTTCCTGTTGTATTCGCTTGTCCTGAAAATGCACCAACAAAAGTATTAGAACCTGATATTGTATTAATTTGACCTGAACCTGTTCCTATAAAAGTATTATCACTTCCTGTTGTATTTTCTCTACCTGCAATAACACCTATAAAAGTATTACTTGTACCTGTTGTATTTCTTCTTCCTGTTTGTAAACCAATAAATGTATTATTAGCTGCACTACTTGCTCTTACTTCTATATTAGAAGTACTTGCACTTGTAGAAAAAGTTGATGAAGCAGCAGATGTACTAATAGTCTTAATTGAAAGAACCACTGTACCATCAAAATCAGTTGTTGGAGTAATAGTTAAAACTGCCGTTGATGAAGCTAAAGGCCCACTTGCTCCTGTTGCAGAAACAGTTGTACTTGTACCACCATAAGCTATTGTAATTGAACCTGCCGTTCTACCTGTAATGGTATAAGCTATTTGATAGTAAGTACCATTAACCGCAGCTAAAGCAGTTGTCAAAGGAACTACTGAACCTGTTGTATGAGTATATCCACCTACGTTTAAGTTAGTACCTGCTAAAGTCCAATTCGTTCCTGTTCCTGTAACTGCTGCTAATTCTGCTCCTAATGGTGCAGTATCACTTGAAGCAGTACCTATGAAACGAGTAGTACCATTTACATCTAATCTAAATCCTGCATCTGTGAATGTACCTCCGTTTTGTAAAGTGAAGTTTCCTGTTGTACCAAAAAATTGCCCAACAGTTGTAGCATTACTATTTAATGAAAATTTTAATGGTAAAGATGCTGCACTTGAACTTACATTTGTTTCAACAGATGAAGCTGAAAATACATTTAAACCTGCTCTTAATAAAAGAATTTGGTTTGTTCCATTTATTGCACCATTACCTACTAATTGCAACCAATAATTTCTAACACCTGTAAACGCACCATTAGTAAATGTTGGGTTAATATCCAACCCAACTAACGTATCACCATTCGCAGAAGCTACTAAAGTAGTATTAATTAATTGACCTCTACTTATTGCACTAACCGCAGTTTCAGTACCACCAATTGTTAATTGTGTTGCAGTACCTAAAGTTTGCGTTCCGATGCCTGTATCCCCCGCTAAATAGTTAGCAGCCGTACCATCCATATATAAGTTCCAACGATTTGTTCCAACAGGAATTGCACCTCTAAATCCGTAGTTATTAGTTGCTCCAATTAAGCCTGATGAAGCCAAAAATCCTACTTGCGTTGTAACTGCTGAACCTGCACCTATTGTTCCTTGAGCACTTCTAAAATGGAAATAAGTACCTATTGTAAATGAAGTAGCTTGAGTATTTAAAATATTATAAAAACCATTTGCAGTATTTGTTGAATCAGATAAAACTATACCTTGTTGATTAACCCCAACAGAATCAACTGAACCTGTAATAGTTTTACCAATATTTAAATTACCATTAGCTCCACCAATATTTGTAGAACCAATTCCTAACCCACCACTTGATATTGTAGTATTAGAACCTAAAGTAATCAAAGTACCATTATCACTTACATTAGAATTTCCTATTGTAGAAGCACCTGTGAACTTAGGTATAGTGTTTGTAGTACCTGTACCTGTTATTTTGCTTTGAAAGTTGACCAATCCGCACTTGATAATAAACCTCTATTAGTAGCCGAAGCAGTTGGTAAGTTAAAAGTATGCGTAGCAGTTGAACTTGATATGTTAAAGTCAGTTCCACTTGTGCCTGTTGCGAAATATTGTACTTGTGCAGTCAAACCATTTAAAGCAGTAAGACCTGTACTAAATGTAGTTATAACTTCACACAAATGATTATCTTCAGTATGTAAAGTGATTGTTCTTCCGCTATTATTTACATAAACTCTAATTGCTAATCTATCAGTTAAAGTTAATGCGGTAGCAGGTACTGCCAAAGCAGTTGTATATAAATCAATCGCAGTTCCGTTAGTGATTCCTTCTGGAGAAGATGAACTACTTGCTATTAATGTAAATGTTGTTCCATCATATTTATAAAGTTCAACATAGAAAGATGGTGTACCACCACCAGAATTTGCACTAAAATACATCTCAAAGTTCCAATTACCTGCTGGTATTGAAAGTAAAGATGGATCATTTGGGTCTGTAATGTAATTAGCAATATATCCGTTTGATGAAATAGTAATATCAGTTCCAGTACCAATAATAGGCACTTTGCTTAATTCTCTATACGCTACACCGCCTAAAGTACCTTGAGAAACACTTGAGTTAAAATAATAAGCAACTGAACTACCGCCACCGCCAGATGTTGGAAAGTTAGCTAAAGTACCATCACCCCTAATATATTGTGAAGCAATACCTGCTCCTGTTACTGATAACGTTCCATTAGCCGTTAAAGGGCTATTAGCGACACTAAAAGCACTTGGCATAGATAATCCTACCGAAGTCAATCCTGTGTCTGTATCGCTACTATTTACCCATTGAGTGCCATTGTACTTTAGGACTTGATTATTTGTTGGTGAGGTTATAGTTACACCACCTAATTGAGTTAAGGTATAATCACCCTCTTGAGCCACTACGTTACCAACCCTACCAAATACAGAGTTAACCAAAGAAGGCAAAGGATAAGCCCCTGACGGAGCTTCTATTGTTACAACCTGTTCGGTTACGTTTATTTCTACAATGTCTTGATTTATTGTGATTTCTGTACTCATTATAATTTGGTTATGTCTTCGTAAACAATAAAGTTACCCCAGATATAGGTCTTTTCGTTGCCACTAGGGAACAATACAACCATATCGTACACATAAGTTCCAGCAGCTATATCTACTTGCTTATTAATTGTGATCTGGTTATTGTTAGTACCACCCACAACAATACCACCTCCAGCAAGTTCAGTTAAGGTTAACTCAGCATTATCGCTGTTAGGCTTCTTACGCACTTGGATTTCTACCTCAGCACCTACTAAACTAATAGGTACTGTATTGGCAGTCAATAAGAATACTTGACTCCAAGTATCATTTCTCCATATCTGTATATTGTAATTCGCTGGTCTAAAGTCAGCATTTGTTTGAGCACAAGCCATTATCTATAATTTTTACAAATTTACTTAATTATTCGTTGATTTATTTTAACCCTATTTTACTTATTTGAAATCAAAGCTTTTAACTCTTCTATTTGTGCTTGTTGTTCTTGCATACCTTTAACTAAAGAGGCAATTATTGCTCTATCATAAAAACCATATAAATCATCTTTCCCTTTTGGTGCAGCACTTGGTATTATTGGGTTAACTTCATCTGCAAAAAATCCTATTTCTGTTACCGCTTCTTTTCCTCTTATTTCAATATCACTTAGCCATTTATATGCTCTTGGTTTTAATTGCAATATTTCAGCTAATCCTTCTATTTGATGTGTTATATCTTCTTGTTTCAAACTTGAATCAGATGATGCTGATAATGTTCCATTTGCATCAGCAGTAACAGTTCTACTCCCACTACCAGCAAGACTTGAGAATGTAGCAGCACCATTAACTCCAAAAGCATCATTTTGAATAGTAACTAATCTTACACCATTTTGTGTAACTATACCAAAACCTGCATTAGAATTATATCTTAAATCTCCACTTGTTAAATATAATTGACTACTTGCACCAACATTTATACTTCCATTAACATTTAATTTATATCCAGCGTCTGTTGAAGTACCTATTAATACATTGCCTCCAACAGGATTTAATGCTAAAGGATAAAACAATGCACTTGTACTATTTCTTGATTGTATCCAAGAATGATTACCTGCTCCATTTGCTACACCCATTGTCATTACCTGACTATTTGCTGCAATAGGGTTACTTACCATTATTGCACCATTAGCTGTAGCTGTAGAACTTGAAGCAGCATCAGTACCAACTACTTCTAAAGCTATACGAGGATTAATGGTTCCAATCCCAACAGTTTGATTAAATGAAGCAGTGCCTGTTATTTGTAATTGTTGACTCATTTATATATATCTTAATTATTTAAAAATTGCTCTAATAAACTCATCAGCAGCCAATGCTCTAGCCGTTGCAAAGGTAATGACTCCTGTAGATGCGTTAAAGGACACATTCTCACCTGTAGGTACACCTGAAGTAGCTATACTTCTAACCTCTACACCACCTCTTGTAACGCTTATGCAACTCTTACCAATAGCACCTGATAATGTAACTGCAGTTTCACCACCTGTAGCAGTATAGTCAAACATTAATACGTTAGAACCTACTACAACCACACCTGTAGGAGTAACCTCAGTTCCTGATATTGTATAAGCTCCTGTACCTTGTAAAGACACACTATAAGTTGATGCCCCTTCAACAGGACCACTCATTTCTAAACTAACGATATTTACTAGACCTGTGAATACACTATAACCTAAAGCACCTGTGCCATCACCATTGTCATTGTCTATTTGAAACTTAACTACTATTTGCTCCTTTGCTCTAAGCTTAGTAAGTAATGTTAAATAAGAGTAATCTCTAAGACAGATAAATCCATCAGCAGATATGCTCCAATTAATCTGAGAGCCTAAATACTCCTTAAATGAACTAGAGTTAGTAGTAGTAACTTCTACCTGATCTACGCTTGTACTAAAAGTACAGTTAGTAGATGCTGCAAAAGCAACACCTAAACTTGTTGAAGGGTTATATTGATAAAGAAGTATGTTAGTTCCGTTTATTACCGATGGCATTATTTTCTAGTATTTAAGTTTTTAAATATATCTATGTCTATGGTTGTTCCGTTGTAGTTTATCTTCTTTAGTACTGACTCTTGTACAGCTTGTTTTAAATCCCATTTAAAGGACTTTAGTAAATATGTGTATGTATTAACAGTATCATAAGAATAGGTAAATTTACTATCTAACCAGTATCCTATGCTTTTGAATTGACCTTCTAATACAGTTTGTGTTTGTACTTGGTCTATACCAATATCTTGTGCAACTAAAGTAAATAACTCTGTGCTTCCTGATGTTGTTCTACCAAATTGATTTGCAAATCCACCATTATTATCTTTTGTGTACATACCGACATAAGAAGATGCTGTTACATCCAAAGGATTATTTGCTAACCTAGAATTTGAATCTGTATTTCTAAATATTTCATTATACATAAATCCTAATGAAAAATTTTCAGTTTCTGTAGGCTTAAACTCAGTATTTATACTCCCAATTTCTCTATATGAATCATAAGCGTATATCTGTGATGTTGGTCCAACATTTTCAATTAAAAAATATGAAACTTCTAATTCAGGACTTGCACCTGTTGCTAAAGGTCTTAATATAGTTACTGTTATTGTACCATCTATAGGAACAATAACTTGCTTTGGGAAACCACTTGGGAAAGCTCCTAAGGTATATGATGTGGTTGTAAATGTACCTGTATTGTCTAAGTAATATGTTGTAGCACTATCATCTGATATAATTCTAACTAAATATCTTTCAGTACAATCAAATGCTGAAGCAGACCATATTATGTTTAAATAATCTCCTGTTTTAACTATACTAGCAATAGACCTAAATGATCTATTTGTTTCTCCAGAGCTTGTGGTAGTATCTGTAGTCAATAATCCGCCATATATAGCATCAGCCTTTGTGCCTATCATTCCTGTTTCTATCCATGAATCAGCATTATTAGTACCTGACCATGATAAGAACCATCCGTTAGAAACTAATTGCTTTACGTTATATATTGGGCTAAATTGACTATAAGATTTTTGTGCCCTATTAAATGTAACCATTAATGATTGCCCAATCTGCTTAAAGTTATTAGTTCCATCTATAGCAACCGTAGTTGTATTACCTACTGTTTGAGTTGATTGGTAAATACCTACACTATTGTAAACATAATAAGCTATGCTAGTTTCTCTAGTCAAAGCACCATAGCAAGTTAAATACCATTTATCATCCTTGTAGTAACACTCCCATCCAAATCTATTACAAGCATATTCTAAAATGTCATAATAGCTTAAATACTCACCATATTGCTCCATTAAGTAGTTCTTCTTTAGATACATATTTTCTATGTTCCTAGAGGCTACATTTGCTGTTTTATAATATTCGTTAATCCAAACATCTAAAGTAAACTCAGTCTTACTAAAACAATCAATAAGCAAGTCTTTTAAACTTACCTTATCATCAGAATTAAATCCTATGCCGTTAGTAAGATTAAAGTAATATTTCTTGTTTTTAGTCCTAGCTAATCCATCAACAAATGTTAATGACAAGCTATTTAACGCTACTGGGGAATATTGTATGCTATCAACAGGTATAAAAAACCCTCTCCATATTATATTATTCCAAGTATAAGAGCCATTGTAAGTCCCTTTAGTAACAACTATCATGTAGTCGTTATCATCAGCAGTAAAGAAGTCTTGTAGCAAATTAGCATAGTTAGTACTAGGCTGATATTCGTTCTTTACAATATTTAAAGTAGCTCTTGTAGCTAATATAGGTGTATAAGCATTCCCCTCTGTATCTATGGTTTCTATAACAAAAGGACTATTAGAACCAGTTAATGGATATATAGTCGCACTAGAATAGCCATCTTTGTAAATCTGAGCCCTATAGACGGTGTTTGTTCCATCAGGTGTGGCATATACATCGTCAAATATAATCTCGTATTTTGGGTTTATAAATGCCATTAGAATGTATTATTATTGTTTCTACCTGCTTTGTTCATTAATATTAATAAGTCGTTACCACTTATTCTAGCTTCTAGAGTACCGCCTCCGCCACCCATAAGTGATTTAAGCTTATCTAAAGGAGCTACAACCTCAGGGTTATGACTTGCTCCAGGATATTCTCCCATTAATCCCATAGTTGGTCCTGATATGATACCACCATTTGCAAACTTTTTAGTACTACCCATAGAATCAGCTTTTTTGTTTAAGCTACCTTTTACAAAAGAACCTAAAGCAATTAATGCAATACCTGCTGCAATTGCTACTGCTGGGTTTAATGTTTTTAATGCAGCTTTAATACCTTCTATTGCTAAACCTGTTGCAATTGCTAATTTACCAACTTGGATTAAACCATCAGCTAATATGCTTAAAAAGTTATTCATAACATCTTTTATGCTACCACCATTAAACATAGTCGCAAATCCTTCACCAAAACCAGCAATAAGATCAGCAAATGTTCCCGAAAGTAAACTTGATAAACTATTATTAAACTCTTCTACTGGGTCAACTAATCCTTCTAATTGTGCTTTTAAATCTTTTGCAGCAGCATCAAATTCCTCTGTACCAGCACCAGCTTCTATTGCCGATTCTTTATATTGCTGATTTCTAACTATAGCTTCTTCAATAGCTGTTTTTTGTGCCTGATAATTGCCTCTAGTTGCTTTTAATGTAGCATTTAATCTAGTGCTATTAGATTTAATTTCTTCATTATTAATTTTTGTGTTAATTGCCTTAATTGCATCCGCTATTTGTTCCCTATTAGTTAAAATAATTTTAGCAATTTCTTCTTCATTCTTTTCATATTCCTTTGTGTTTTTATCAGCAATAGCCATTAAAGCTCTACCAAATTCTTGCTGATTAACTAATAAATTAGCTTGAAATGTAGCTCTAATATTATTTATTTCTTGTGCAGATTTCTTTTCAAAATTAGCCTTTTCTAAAGCTAATCTTTCTTCTTCTTTTATTATAAGTCTACCATATTCGTAAAAAATTGCTAAATCATCTTTATAGTATTTTTGTTGACTTTTTAATAGCTCTAAATTAGAAGTATCAGCATTATATGTTTTATTTGTACCACCTTTCTTTTTCCCACCAAATATAGAAAATATATCTATTTTTTTACTAGCGTTGTCTACCTCCTTAAATGCAAATTTAAATTTCTTAGCAAACTCGTTTGCTGTATAGTCAACTGATTTCAATATAGTTGTACCTAAGTCCTTATTAAAAATCTTAACAAAAGCACCAACTCCATTACCAACTTGCTTTAAGGCAAATGATAAAAACTGAATAATTCCATTCCATGCTAATTTAAATATATTTAATAAAGATTCTCCAAACTTTGTCCAATCACCTTTAATTAAACTTGTTACAGCGTCAAACGCATTTGCTAATATTGCTCCACCAATTTTTAAAAAAGCTAATAAGTTTTCCCAAATAGCCTTAAACTGATATATAATATTCTCTCCAAACATACTCCAGAGATATTTTATAGATTCTGTTATTGACTTAAATGCTGGGTATAAAGCATTAACTAAATCGTTGACTACTCCATTTATAAAATTTTTAAAAGTATCATAAAGCTTCTTAGTGCCTTTTGACATATTATCACCCTCTAAAACAAAGTATGTCATTGCTGCTGTAACAGCAGATACAGCTAAATATAAAATACCGAAACTACCAACTAAGGCAGGTATGTTATTTTGAATACCTCTAAATCCATAAGGCAAATCCTGTAGTATTAAAGAAATACTTGTAAGTCCTTTATTAAACTTTTTAGATGAACCATCAAATCCTTTCATGGCATTAGAAGTCTGTTTAATATTGCCTTCTAATATTTCAAAATTCTTACCTAGTTTGCCTAGTTCTGTATTAATAATATTAGATACAATCTTAAATTCTTCAGCATTTGCTTGTATCTTAATTTTAATTGATTCTTCTATTGCCATTGTCCTATAGGTTTAACATTATTATATATCTTAAGTACCTCTTGTAATTCTTCATTACTCATTACTTTTTGTTTCACAAAGTTACGATTATCGCAGTCAAGCTTTAAAAGCTCTTCAGGTTTAACCTTTTTACCCTTAGGTAATTGTATATTGATTAAAATTGTAGTTTGCCATCTTACCTTTAACCATTCTTGCTCTTCTTTATGCCGATAACCATACCACACAAAATCTAACTCAGCCATCGTCATATCCCAAAACAAATGGGGAAGCACTTGGCACTCCCCCATTGTATATCTTTCAATATCAATCCACTCTAATTTTTTTTTACATCTGAACCTTTCCCTTTCTTGCTTGATGTATTATCCAATCCACTTACCATACTATCAGACAATACTTTAAATATATCTTGTAGTTTAGGACTAGCAATGCCACCAATATCATCTATCCAATCGCAAACTTCTAAATCAGTAAAATTAGGAGTTACCCCTTCTTTATATAAAGGATATTCTGCTGCTGATTTAAGCAAGTTTACAATAGCGTCAATAGTTGATTCTCCAGATAAAGCATCTCCTATTTCAGTAGGTGATATACCTTGTATTTGACAGAATCTTTTTAAAGACCATGTGCAAAAACGCATAGGTATTTTCTTCCCATCACTAAGGGTTAGTTCGTAATGTCCTCTCATATTTTGGTGTTTTTGGTGTTATTATGCGTTAGTAGCCTGAGTCAATTGACCGAATCCTGTAAATGAAGCAGAGAATGTAGCTGGTGACTCCATGTCAGCAGTAATGTCCAAACTTTCAACAAATGCAGAACCTGACCAAACTAAATCACCTACAATTGGTGTATTTCCAGTAGCTGTTGTAAACTTAACAGTAACTGTTGCTCTTCCGTTTAGTGCAGAAAAAATATCTCCTACTGAAAAACTTGTACTTGTAGGTTCTACTGTAGCAAGACCATCAGTTGTTAAAGACCATGAACGTAAACCACCAATTTGGTTAGCCCATCCACCGCTTGACTTAGTTGTTGCATCTGGCAAATCAGCACTTACTGATAAAGAACAAGATGTAGAGTGAGCAATTACTTCAGTTCCAATTAGAACTACCAAGTTTGTACCATTAAAAATTCCTGTTGTTGGCATTTTATTTTATTTTAATTTTTTTTATAATATTTGAGTTACAAAATGTTCGAATACGATGACTCTTTTAAACACATAAGCTTCATCAACATAATCAAAGGTAGCTTCATTAGATGACATCCTACGAGTGACTATTTTAAAGTCAGGAGAAGCACTTGGGTAATCTGGCACATTAACGCCTATGATCACTAACAATTCATTAGCCCACTGGTCTACCGATTTCTGCCCTACTTCACCTGACTTAAATGTCCTATAGACAATATCAAATTGAATAGTAACGTCAAAGTTATAACTCTGCTTGTCGCTATTCTCTATTGATGTTTGACTACTAATGATTAAAAACGGAGGCTCTACGGTGTCAGGTGCAATAGTATCGTAAACACCCAAAGAGTAACTTTGTGATGCTAACTTATCTACATAAGCCTTTCGTATAGCATATCCGCAATCTTTCATTAAGCTTCCGTTTCCTCTTTAACTTCCTCAGGATTTTGCTCTTGAGCAAGTTTTGATAAGAACTGAGTTAAAGGCAAACCAAATTTAGTTGGCATTTCTTGAATAAACGCATCTAATTGTTTTACCTGCTCTTCGTTTAATGTAATTGTCATGGTATTGATTTTGTACAAATTTAACGAAATATATTTATATCTGAAATTCTTTAATCTTGTATATAAGTTGACTATATCTCTTATCAAAAGATGTCATTAAAAATGGTCTAGTTGGTTGATTTGTAAACTTTTTAGGACTTTGGACAATATATTGCCTAGCAAATTTGCTTTGTTCACTTGGTGTTATGTTGATAAGTGAAGGTAAATTTATATTATGCCTTGTACCAAATTCAACATAAGGGGCGTATTTAACACTCTTATTACCAGCACTTACATAAGCAGTACCTGTTTTATCTGTTTTTCTATGAGTTATACTTCTTTGTAAAGCACCAGTTTTGACCTTAACTACAGCTTTAGCATCTTGTTGTATATCTACAACAGTTTGATTTATAGACTCTGCAATATGCTTTTCAAGCCTTTCTGAAGCGTTAGAAAACTTTGACCTTAAAGAATCAAGCCCAGTAATACCCATGCTAAATGCTGCCATTATTTAAGTGTTGAACAACCTATTAAATAATACTTATTTCGATCATGTTCGTTAATAATAGAATTTATCATATAAAGTCTATTTTGAAAGCTAATTACCAACTTTTTATCAAACACTTTAGATGTTGTGTATCTTATTTTAAACGTAACATCAACTGCAAACCCATCAGTTCCTGAAATATTTGTTCTTGAATCACTATCTCTTACAATCTCAGCCCAACAAATATAGTAGTCTGCAAGGGTATTTACAAAACCACCTGCATTATCAGATACCCCTGTCTTACTTTTGAAAGTAATTCTATTTTGCATTCTACCTATCATTATAAGAAAATGTTTATGCGTTTAAACGGCTTCATAAGCTCGTATGCGGTCGTTAAATTAGGAGATGGTCTGCCAGCCTCAACTGATGATTCTCTGTACTCATATAGGTCTGAAACGAGCTTTAAAGTGGCTGTCTTTAAGGTACTTGGTACGCAGTCATAACCACAGTTATAAGTAAACCTATATTCCATACCAGGATAATCTCTTGTAAATACCTTTCTGATTGTAGTTCCGATTACCTCATAAGCACCATCTTCTATTGCAATCCATTCGTTTGCTGAAAAATATTCAACACTAAGGATGTTAGTTATAGGAGCATAAGGCAACTCGATAAGCTCATCTACATAAGCTACAACTTGCAAAGTTCTTTCAGTCATAGCAATACCTGCATATTGCTCAAGTCTAACTCTTGCAGATGTAATCAAAGCCTCTATAAGGTCATCATCTTCATTAAAGTCTACTCTTAAATAGTTCTTAGCCTCAGCTAATGTAATAGGGTTAGTTACCTCTTCTGAAATTATCGTTATATCTCTTACTATTTGCATTTGCCATTATTTCTACAAAAATAACTAAAATTTATGGTAGCTCCATTTGAAGCCTCCTGATGATGGTATTTTACCTAATGCAGCAGAACTGATGTTTTTTATGCCTAAACATCTTTGAGCTTCTGACACATTTCTATACTCATCTATAAACATACCATTTATAGTGTATTGATAAACTATCTTTGATTTCCCACTATTTAAACTTTGCTTTATTTTAGTAGCTTCAGACGCTTTAGGTCTATATTTACCCTTTTGATTTTGAGGCAATTTTGCTATATGTTCTGCTGTAAATTTTCTGCCTTTAGCAGATTCTGACATTTTAAGCCTTGTTTCTTCTGTATGCTTTCTACCTAAAAACAAACTTTTTAATCTATATTTTTCCTTGTCAGTTAAAATCCTATTTTGTCTTGCTACTGACATTTTAGACTTAGACTCATCGCTTATAAAACCTGATTTATCTTTAGTTTCAGTTAGCCTACAATTAAGTCCATTCTCGCCAATAACATCATAAAAGTCTTGCCAATACCTTTCTCTTTCGTTTAGATTTTCTAGCAAACATTGTTCAATAAATTCAATAGTATGTGCATCATAGCCATACTTCTGTAATGAATTGTGAATCCTTACTTGATAAGGCTTTGCACCATTCCTGTAGTAATTCTTTCTCTTAGTAAAATTGGTAGTTTGACCAATGTAAATTTTGCCACTTGGGCTTGTAATTTTGTATATACCTATCATAAAAAAGGGGAGCAACTTTTGTGTTACTCCCCTCAAAGGTATATAAATTAAGTTATATTACCAAAATCTAGGCAACATTGCCAAAATCACCATAAACAAATGCACCATTATAGTAAATAGGGAAAGCAATTCTTGCTTCAACTCTTACAGTAATCATGTTCTTTGTAAAGTTATCAGCATCTTGCTCAGAGAACTGAACAGAGATACCTTGATTTTGCATAATTTGAGCACCCATAGCCCAGTCACCTACTAAGAACTTATCAGCAGCGATAGCTGTAGATTGGAATACAGGGATACCAGCGATAGTTAAAGAACCATCAGTAGTAACAACTGTAGCACCAGGTAAGCTATAAGCAGCGTTAGTTGGCTTAGTGTTCATGATAGCAGCCCAATCAGTTGGGTTGATTAAGATACCATTTGCAGAGTAGTCAGAAGCATAAACTTGTGCAATAGCTTGTACTAATTGCTCAACGTCTACAGTTGCAGCACCAGAGAATGCAGAAGCAACACCAGTGATACCTTGTAAGTTTGGAGCAGTTCCGCTACCGTTTAATAACTGAGCATCTTCAGCTAATAAATATTTCTCTAACAAACGAGCTTGTAAGAAAGAAGTCATAGCAGGAACATCTTCCAACATTTGACGAGAGATTCTTACATAACCAGCGATGTATTGAGCTGGAGCATCAGTCATAGTAATATCAAAGTCGATTTGAGCTTTGTTAGAACCTTGAACTTGTACATCAGCAGCACCTTCGCCACCTGTTTCCTTAGGGAAAGTAAATAAACCTGTAGATAAAGTACCTACTGGTAATAAACTTCTAACGTGTACTTTACGAGAAGGCAAAGCATATACTTGATTAGCATATTGTCTTTGTAGACCACCAGTTAAGTTAACTGCTTCAGTCATGTTACCTACTGCCTTAGTGTCTAAGATAAAGCCAGAACGCTTCTGCTCACCACGACCTAATTTTGCGATGCTGTCAGCATTGTTCTCAATTGCTTCAGCAAGAGTTGCATTGAACCCTTTTACTTGATTTTCGTTCATTGTCTTACGATTGTTTTTTGCCTCTAATTTGTCAGCAGCATCTTTTACTACAGCAACTTGAGATTTTAATTCTTCTAATTCTGATTTTAAGCCATCTACCGCTACTGCGTTATCAGC